ATTGTTAAAAATAAAAAAAATGAGAATAACAATAATATTTTTAGCAATAATTTTAGCAAGTTGCGGAGTCAAGAAACAATCGACAAGCGTTGAGACCGAGACAAAGAGCGAAGTTAAGATTGAGACAGAGACAAAGGTCTCAGAGGTTGTCAACGATTCGTCTGTTGTCGTTATATTGGAGACTATTGACTATGAAGTTCACATCGATACGTTGGGTCAAATACATTCAGCGCCAAAGAAGTTAACCAGACAGATAATTCAAAAGCGAAAATTAGCCGTTGTGAGACACGAAGAGGTTAAGACGAAACAAGTAGCAGTTGAGCAAAAGAAAGTCGAGCAGAAGTCAAAGGAAGTAGTTAAGGAGAGCGGCAGTTGGTCTCTCTGGTTATTCGGTTTAATTATAATAGTGGCCATTATTTTATATATAATGTCAAAAATTCGGGTTTTTTAGTTTAGGTTCATAGTTTGGAGAGGCCACGCAGAAATGTGTGGCTTTTTTTTTGCCCTAAAAAGCGGCTTTAAATAGTTAAAATCGCAGATTGTAAAAAAAAGATTAAAAAAAAATAAAAATTCTTTTGTTTTTTAAATAGTTAAAACGATATTTGAATATCGAATCAAACCAATCGGTGCTAAAATTATGGAAAATACAACTATTTACAAAGGAGTTACAATTACTATGGAAAGTAAAACGAGTTATACATTTATAATTGGGAATATTAAATATGGTAATACAAATTTACATATGGCAAAAAGAATGGTAACAAAAAGTTTAGCACATTTTCAAGAATTTCCAGAATATTTTAATAAATAAAACCAAAAGGGGCGCAGCATCCATCACTGCAATAACTTTAAAAACAAAATCATGAACAAGCTAAAAACAAAAAACACAAATTTATCGATTGAGGAAATTGACGAGGCCTTGTTGGGTTTCGGAGTTTTAATTCTTTTTTTCGGGTCATTTCTTGGACTTTTATTTTATTTCTTATCGTAATGGGTGCAACTAAACAAACGAGGACACTGGCGAGTTTGCCATTGGATTCAGAATGCGAAATATGTGACATCACTATTGACGGCTCAAATTACATTGTTACTGGTTATTATACCACAGACGAAAACGAGTTTGAAAGCGATTTGATAATCACAGAAAATCAGTTGGACAAATATTTGGCAGAATTTTATAGCATTGAAGAGGTTAACACCAACACAAAAAATGGCAAATATTTAGTCATGACAGATGGCGAGGGAGAGAATGCGACATTCATCCCATTCAACCAATTTATTGACGAGAATAAATATGATTTGTTTTACAATTTAATTAAGGAAAAAAGTGGTAAACTTTAGACTAAAAGGCAAAATCGAAGCCAAAGAAAATGGAGTCGATTACATGATTAAGCAATTCGGAAACGAAGTTCTGGTTTACGCCTTTGACGGCAAAGAACATGCAGTCGAATGCAATTTTATTGAACTCAGAGAGGCCATGAAATATGTCAGAGAACATGCAAGAAAAAAAGCGGGAGACATTTCACGAACTTACAACCAGACAATCATTGGCAAAATGAAACTTGGCGAGAATTATTCGGTAAGTGAAATTGAAATCAAAAACCAACGCTCTCTGGTATCTTATTACAGAAAAACAAGAAACAGAGACTTTGAATTTGAGGTTTATTATGATAATGGTAAACACTTTAAAATCACACGCATAAAATGATAGCAACAAACATTGACGCATTTGCGCAAGTATTAAGCAAACAAGGTTTTGTCTTAATAGAACGAATCGAAGAGCCATTCATGGCGCATTTTATCAAAGACGAGTTCGAAATTAAATTAAACTGGGAGACATTCACAATGCCAAATTGTTATGCTCCGCTTTATTATCCAGACTCAGCAGACCAAGCAATGACCCTGCTCGCATGTCATGGTATTATCAAACTGCCAATTCATTACAAAAGCGATGCCGATAAATTGCATCTAATTGAAAAATGTGGCTCATTAGTTAACCAATCTTTAATCAATCAAATAATCAAATCATGAAGTTAATCCATACCTATCCACACAGACAAGAAGAGGACGGATGTCCAAAGACAGAAGTCGTTTTTGTTCAATCCACAACTGGCACAAAGCCAGAGGATGCAAATATCAGTTTAGAACGTTGGGGCAAATACATTCGGGCGCAACTGGGAATGACTGAGAAAAAAGTCATCAAATTAGAACTGCGAGACCACTACGAATTGTTTAAAAATATTCGCTAAAAAATTTGATTAAATACTTTAAATGTTTAAATTTACAAATCACTTAAAAACCTAAAAAAATGTCAGAACTTATCAAAATCCAATCGGAATTAAAAGCACCGAAAAATCAGTTTAATGCTTTTGGAAAATACAAGTATCGCAATTGCGAGGATATACTTGAAGCGCTAAAACCTTATTTGTTGAAGTATGGTTGTATGCTAACTATTTCAGACCAAATCAAAGAGGCGGGCGGATTAATTTATTGCGAGTCAAGCGTCCAATTAACATTGCCAAATGGAATCGTTGTAACGACAACTGGATGCGCAGGCATTGACCCAAACCGCAAAGGCATGGACATTTCGCAGTCGTTTGGTTCGTCATCGAGTTACGCTCGAAAATTTGCGCTTGGGGGTATGTTTGCTCTGGACGATACAAAGGATAGCGACACAACAAACACACATGGCAAAGCGCCAGAAACAAAGCCTAAAAAAATTGCATTGGTTAAAGGTTCGGCGGCATGGAAACAGATTGTCGAAAAATTAGCTAAAAACGAAATCACAATTTTAGACGTTGAGGCTAAATGCGATATCACAGAAGAGCAAAGAGAAATGTTAATGGAAGAGGCAATATGAGACCATTTAAAATAAGATGCTCGCAGATTTCTAAAATCATGGGCAAAGCAAAAAAAGAGGGCGAGTTGTCTGCGGGATGCAAAACGTATTTGCACGAATGGTATGCGGATGACCATGAGGAAATACATTCTAAATACACTGAAAAAGGCAAGGCCGTTGAGGCCGAAGCCATCCAGTTTATGGCCGAGCAACTTGGTTTTCCTTTTGCTGAAAAGAACATCGACATTTTTTCGAATGATTATATTATCGGAGAGCCAGACGTTTTGCCGACAGAAGACATTTGCGTGGACATCAAATGTCCATTTAACCGCAAAACTTTTCTTGACAATGTATCTGGAATTAATGAAGACTATGTCTGGCAGGGTCGAGGCTATTTACAAATCACTGGGCGCAAGCAATTTATTCTGTTTTATGCGCTTATGAATACGCCAGAGGACGTTAATTATGGCAAGGCCGTAAGTTATGACCATTTGCCTGCAAACCAACGTTGGCTCGCCTATACAATAGACCACTCAGACGAATTCATTGAGCAGATTTATGCTAAAGTCATCCAGTGCAGAGAATATCTGGCAAACTATCACGAACAAGTAACTAAAACAATTGGTAAAATAAACTAAAAATCATGGACGAGAAAGACAAATTAATCGAAATTTTAAAAGAAACTATTGAAGATTACAGAAAATTGGTTGTAAAGTATAAAGAGTCTGAGGCAATTAGGGATAAATTAATTGAGAATCAAAAAAAACAAATAGCTAATCAATTAGAAATGATAAATTTATTATCCGATGCAATTAGATAAAATAAATATCAAAATTCGAAACAGACGAATTGAACTCGGGTATAATTCAGCCGAGCAATTCGCTTTCGAGAACAAATTAAATCGCAGCACTTACCAGAGAGTTGAGCAAGGTAAAAACATGACTCTCGAAACACTGGTTAAGGTTGCGCAGGCTTTAAAAACAGATATAAAAGAATTGTTATGAAAAAATCAGTTGAATTTTTTGCAGAATTATTGTGTTTAGTCTCAGTTTTAGTGGTAGTTTTTTTTATTTTACCAATTATTGCAGGCCTTTTAGTTTCTTTAATACTATGAAAGCTAAATACATTGGTAAAATTGAGGATGGCCGTCTGAGAATTTTAAACAAAAGCATGTTTGACGCTCACATTGAATCGTTAAACGGCAAAGAAGTTTCGATTATCTTAGACAAAAACACCAAAAAGCGTTCAAACAATCAAAATGCTTACTATCATGGCGTTGTTTTGCCCATAGTTAAGGCGGGATTGATTGACGCAGGCTTTGAAAACTATCGAAACAATGAGCAAGTCCACGATTTATTGAAATTTAGATTCCTAAAGACAAACGAATCGAACACAGATGGCGAGTTTATCGAGCGAATCAAAAGCACCAGTGAACTTTCAACGAGTCAATTCATGGATTTCATTGCAGAGGTGCAGCAGTGGGCAACCGAATTTTTAAATGTATACATCCCAGAACCAAACGAAAACTTAGAACTAAATTTATGATAGCATTATTTGAGGAGTTAACCTATCAAATCACAGACAATGAGAAGCGATGCGCTAAATTCATTGAGGCGGTGTTAAGAAAAACAAATAAATTTTACACTAACAAGCAATTGAGGAAACTAATCTTTGAGCGCTCTGGTAACGACACCGAGTTTGATTTGGCCGACTCCAGAATCCGAGTGATAATGAACTATTTGAGACGCACAACCGCTCCGAACATTATAGCATCGTCTAACGGCTACAAAATAACCGAAGACATTAACGAACTCAATAAGTATTTGGAGTCATTATATGACCGCATTGACGCAATTAAAGTAATCGCAGACCAAACATCCTTTTATGTTAAGCAATATGGAGCGCAACGCTAAAATAATTGAGTCTTTGATTG